TTGTGGATACACAAAAATGGTATAGGGTTGGAGAAGATTTGATTTTATATCCTTTGACCTCGGTGTCTGAATCTGCACTAAGAAACGAAATTTTAACAATTATGGATTCTGGATCAGGAACATCTGGCTCTACAACAGTCAGTAATACGGATCTTGTTGCTTTAATTACTCCTTCAAATTGGACTACTAATAATATTTCTTTTCAGGTTTCTCATGGAGATGGAATTTTTACTTCCTTACAAGGACATGATACAGGAACAGAATATTATATTACTTCTGCTTCTGCTGGAAGATGGTATCCTTTAGTTTTTCAGAATTTTTATGGTGTAACCGATTTGAAAGTTGTTTCAGGATTAAGTGCTTCTCCTATTGCTCAATCTGGAAGTAGAATTATTACTCTTGTAACTAGACCTCTTTAAGGAGGAGACTGTGAGGAAATATGACGATTCTTAGAACAGTTACAGGAACAGTTCTTAAACCTGATGGTACTGCATATACTGATTGGGCTTTAACATTTAGATTAGTCAGTGATATTATATCGGATGGTGCAGTCATTCCAAGTTACTCAGTTGAAATTATAACGGATAGTTCTGGAAATTTTATTACAGAGCTGGTTGTTCCAACAAACGGAACTGCTCATTATATAGTTAAATTTAAAAATTTAATTGTATATGAATTCAATCTTTCAGCAGGTTCTTCAATCGGACTGAACGAGATCATCTCAATCGCAACAGTAGCAAGTGATCCAAACTACATCACGGAATTGACAAGCCTGACTATCACAAGTGCTACTGCGACTTATGCCGTGTTAGCCAGTGACGAATATATCCGATGCAATGGGACGTTCACGGTGACACTGCCAGCCACAACCGGCAGTGGAGATGTGTATTTCATCGCCAATGTTGGGACGGGAACTATAACCGTGGCAGTCACGGGAAGCGACACTGTGAATAGCACAACGCCGTTGACTATTCCAACGATGACTATTGCGTATTACGTGGATGCAGTCACGGGCAATTGGGACTCGAATTGGTAAGGAGGATGGATGAATAAGAAACGATTATTGACGGTGATGGGTTCTTCTGTAAGTAAATATGAATTTGACTTTACAACGATGGCAGATGGTGCATTACCGTCAAAGTTATCCGCTACCACATGGGCAATATCAAGCGGTAAGGCGGTTAATACTCCAACAGCAACGGGAACAGATATTGTTGTTGATGGAGATATGGAAGCCGTTGGTGTGACGAATTGGGAAGCATCTGCAACACCAGATACAAGGGAAAAATCAACAACACAAGCAGTCAGTCCAACTCAATCATTGCATATTGTCGGTGGAAATACTGAAGGTGCGGTGCAATATTTAACCGCTGTTCTTGGTAGATTTTATCAGCTTAAATCATCAATGTGGAATATTAGCGGAACAAGTGCAAGGAATTTTTGGGGTTTTGGATTTAATACACAATTAGATGCAGCAACAGCGGCGTGGAACTCTTATACAGTATCGGATTTTGCAGAAGCAACAAATCCTAGATGTTTATTTCTAACAATGAATAGCAGTTCTGGTGAAATTTATGTAGATGATGCAAGTGTGATTCCTTACGACACAAATACGCTGATTGCAAGTATAAATTTTAAGCGCTCCATAGTAATAGCAAAGGCAGGATTTACTTTAGCCGTACAAGGGCAGCAAGGCGGTGTTGATGTTTGTATAGATAATCCATCAAATCCGTTGTATTTTGTTCGTGGTTTTTATAGTAGAAAATCAGGAAAAGCCTATTTGGTAAAATATGTAAACGGAACAGCTACGTTTTTAGGGAGTGATACTGCGGCTTATGCGGCGGGGGCTTATGTAGAAGTAAGGCATCCGGCAACAAACACTTTTCAACTATTTTACAACGGGACACAGGTTGGAACTGATTATACTATCAGTGATGCTGGAATTATTTCAAATACTTATCATGCTTTGTTTGCAACGGCAGGAGCGCAAGCACACAATTTTTTCTTACTGTAACACCTCCGATAAGTCAAAGTATTTTATTAGAGGATGGTGGCAGCTTAACTTATGAAAGTGGAGATGTGATAACTTATGGCTAATATAAAAATATCAGAAGCGTCATTAAAATCCGCTCTAGTTGCAACTGACATGATTCCCGTTGCAGGAAGTGGGGATGCAACAGCCTATCATATTACTGGAACAAAGTTAGTAGAATTTATAGAATCAAATATTGATAGTCTTCCAGCTTTAACTTCTGCTCCAGAAATTGCAGTATTGAATAGTCCGATAACACTTGGCGAGCAAGGAGAAGCACGGGCATTTACAGCACAAATTGCATCAGTTGGAGGTGCAGGATGGCAACTAATAACAAGGCAGGCAATATTTAACGAAATGCCAGACGAAATATTATTTTTAGGTTATAACCTATCTGGAACTGGTTTAACACCAGATGCAACGGAACATAGTTGGTATATAGGACTTGAAAGCGACTACTATCCAAATGAAACAGACCATGTTGCGGAGTGGTATATACAGTATGTTGCAGCCGGAACATCTGATTATAATAGGCGACCTATTCATTGTGTGGCTTATATAGAAACACATGCACTTGAGGTTTACACAAGAGGAAAACAATATTGGGGAATGTCAGATGGAACAAGTTTGGGGCAGTTAGAAGATACGGTTGTTGGACGCTTGTATTTATATAACTATGGAATAAGAAGTGCAAATAATAATGTTCCGCTATTGTCACAAAAAAACGCGGCAGGAACGGGCTATGTTGATTTACTTAAATTAAATAATTCAAACTTACTTCAAATTGAGCAACCGGCAACAACAGCTAACGATTTTTCTATTTCAGATAATACAAAAGGATTTGTATTAAAAGACAGAACAAATGGAAATAGTTATAGATTGTTAGTAAACAACGGAACATTATCAGTGGAGCAAATCACATAATGGAAATTAAAATTATTCTAGAAAAGAACAAACCGCCTGTGTTCATTGGTGAGTGGACTGTTGGTGAAACAATACAGATAGCACAACAATTATTGATGTGGATAAACAGTTTGAAGTTGTCTAACACTGAAGAACAGAAAGACGAAGAAGCATTAACATGACCCCCACCCTCGACTACGCCAACACCATGCTGGACATCTACCTGGATGATAACTGGCAGCCTACTGCTATTCAACACTACCTGGAGATTGCGATGAGCGAACGAACGCGGATTGACAGGGAACGGGAACTTGTGAGAATGATGGAGGAAAATGACGATACACTTTGACTTCACAATAAAAGATATGTTTTATTACTTCTGGCATATTCTTATCAATTAAGAAAAGTGCCATAATATTTTGTATAATTAAGAGTTAAGAAAGCATAATGGTCTTTAATCGTTATTTATAAAATTATGCTTGACAAAATTTTTTGTATAAGGTATACTTTAAATATGAATACTTATAAATTTAAAATTATTCCAAATAAAGAACAAGAAAAAAAATTAAACGTAATGTTTGGTTGTTCTAGGTTTGTATGGAATTATTTTTTAGACTTAAATAATAAAATATATTTAGAATCGAAAGAAAAGAATTTAAAGAAAAAACATTTAAATTATTATGATTGTGCTAACAAACTAACTATATTAAAAAAAGAAAATGAATGGCTTAAAGACGCAAATTCACAATCACTGCAACAAGTGCTTAAGAATTTAGATATTGCTTATAACAGATTTTTCAACAAACAAAATGGATTTCCTAATTTTAAAAGCAAAAGAAACAAACAATCTTTTAGAATACCACAACATTTTAAAATAAAAGATAATAAAATATATTTTCCAAAATTTAAAGAAGGAATTAAAACAATTATTCATAGAGAAGTTAAAGGTAATATAAGATATGCGACTATTTTAAAAACTAAAACAGGAAAATATTTTGTATCAATAACTACTGATTTTGAAGTTAAGAAAGAAAGAACAGGCAATAACCAAATAGGTATAGATTTAGGCATAAAAGATTTTGTGGTTATTTCTAATGGAGAAAAATATAATTTGCCAATCAAAGAAGATAGTAAATTAAAATTCTTACATAGACAACTAAGTAAAAAGGTCAAAGAGAGTAAAAATAAAGAAAAAGCAAGATTAAAATTAGTAAAAAAATACGAAAAAATAGAGAATAAAAAACAAGATTTTCAACACAAGTTATCAGATAAATTATGTAAAGAAAATGAGTTAATAGCCATTGAAGATTTAAATATTAAAGAAATGGTTAAAAATCATTGTTTAGCAAAATCAATATCCAATCAAAGTTGGTATTCGTTTATAACAAAGTTAGAATACAAGTCTAAAAGATATGGTGGCAGAGTAGAGAAAACCAATCGCTTCTACCCCTCATCAAAGACTTGTAATGATTGCGGGTATATCAATCAAGATTTAGAATTAAAAGACAGACAATGGAATTGTCCAAATTGTAATTCGAAACTGGATAGAGACGTCAATGCAAGCAAAAATATTCTCTCACAAGTTCAAAGAGAATTAAACATAAAATGGGGATGGAATAACCCTGTAAAGCCTGTGGAGTTGTCATCAATAGATGAAGCTGTGAAGCAGGAAGTTCTCGGGTGTTTAGCCCGATAATAGTTCACATAATATTCTGGTTTGAGAAAGTGAATCACGAGATGGCAACTCAAATAAAAAGATTCAGCCGAGCATATACGGTAAATCACCCCTTTTAGCCAAAAGGTTGTCCATATTTTTATTATTATAATTATTTCGGAGACGTAAAATGTATATGTCAGAATATTATTTTTTTATAAATGAAAGTTAATATGTTTATAGGTAATGATCATGAAAATAAAAATTATTGAATAAGGAGTAACCTTTTGAAAGATCATATTTTTCAAGAATGTTATAGATATTACATAGGAGAAATACCTCGATATTGGGATATTTTAATGAAAAAATATCCCAATGAATATATTACTAAAGAAGCTATGCGTTCAGCATTTAAAAAAGAAAGATCCAAAAGAGGGATTCCATCAAAAATGAATTCTAATAATATTGTAGGGGATTTAGATAAAAACATTGATGCAGACGAAGTTATATATAATGAGGCTTCTGAACTAAAACAGGATGGAACTTATTTTTCTGATAAACTTGTTGAAATGAGTGAAGAAGATAAAAGAAGTCCCAAAAGAATGTTGGAATTGCATAATCTCGATCCTGAATTATGGGAAGTATATTTAGTTAGAAATAATTTATGGCATTCTCAAAGAAAGAATGATCAGGGAAGATTATTACTTTATCAATCTCGTCTTACGGCAAAACCAAAACAGAATAAATCAATTACTTTTGAAGATGTTGATAGGTTTTTCGAGAATCATAAATTTAGTAAAACAGATCTTCCCAATTATTCTTTTTCCAATAGAAAAAAAACAGAAAAAACTTTAGAAATAACAGTTCCAGACCTTCATTTTGGTAAGAGAGATATTGAAAATGATAAACCAATGGAAGATCGGCTTGTTGATATAACAAAAGATATACTATATAAAATAAGAAATGAAAAAATAGACAAAATCATTTTTGCTTTCTTAGGAGACATTCTTCATTTTGACAGTAAGTCTTTGAGTACAACACATGGAACACCTTTAGAAACAAACGGAGATAGCTTTCAAGAAACATTTGATAGGGCTTTAAATTCATCTTTGAAATTTATAAATTCTTTTATGGATGTTGCCCCAATTGAAATTATTTCTGTTTCTGGAAATCATGATTATATATCTAGTTATATGTTGAATAAATCTATTGAAATGTATTTTAGACAAAATAAACATGTGTTTTGTGATATTTCTCATAGAGAAAGAAAATATAGAAAAATAGGAAATTCCCTTTTAGGCTTGGCTCACGGAAATTTACCAAAAAAGAACATGTTTGATTGGATAAATTATGAAGCAAGAGAATTGATTTCTTCTACTAAAAGAACAGAATTACATTATGGTCATTTGCATACTTATCAAGTAATTGAACAAGGATCAACAACTCTTACTTATTTACCTACTATAGCTGGAACAGATCAATGGAGTTATGAAAAAGGTTATGTAGGAGCACAGAATAGAATATTTTCATTTTTGTGGGACGAAAAAGAAGGCGTTGATCAAATATGGATGAGCTATTTCCAATAAAAAATATTAAAAATAAAGGTGAAAAAATAAATGGACAAAAAACAATTTATAATTCAAGAAGATTTAGCAAATGCAATTTTACAATATTTAGCATCTAAGCCTTATGGTGAGGTTTTTCAATTGATAGGTGGCTTACAACAGTTGAGAATAATGGAAAATCCTGAACTTCCTGAACCTAAAAAAGAAAAAGTAAAATTAGAACAATCAACAGAATAAAACGGAGATTTTATTAATGCAGACGGGAGGTAGAGTTATCTCACAAGTCTCATAAACTTGCTAAAATGGTTGCAACTGCCATGTCTGCTATTAATGCATCTTGTGATGCAAATTATTAAATAAAAAAGATCTTTTATTGGTATTGGAGTTGAAAAACATGGAAAATGAACAACCTAAAAAGGCAACACGGAGTAGAAGAAAGGCAAAATCAAGCGTTTTATCTTCTGATGCCAGTAGACTATCCTCAAATTATTGTAGAAAATGTCGAAGATTATTGCCTGAATCACAATTTTATAAAGCAACTGATTTAGTTTTAGATACAAACGGAAGAATGTCTGTTTGTAAATCTTGTTCTGATGGATTATATAATACTTTTTATTCTGCTGAAGGAGCAATTGATAGAACCATATATAGAATGTGTAAAACCCTAAATGTTGTTTATAGTGAAACAGCCATTAATAAGTTAAGTTCTCATTTGGATACTTCTATGGCAAAAGGAAGAAACGTTCATAACCCATTCGGAATTTACATAAGTAAAATTCAGAGTTCAGTCAATAATGACGATTTAATAAATCTAACATTTATGGATAACATAATAGAAAATAGAAAATTTGAAGAAGACATTATAGATGGCGAATATGATATTGATGAAATAAACAGATTAAAGAAAAAATGGGGTAATAAATATTCAATAGATGAATTAGCCTATTTGGAAGATAAATTGTCAAAATGGGATGGATCTCATGGTATAAACACTTATGCAGATGAGGTTTCTTTAATAAATGTTTGTCGAAAACAATTAGAAATAGATACGGCAAATGAACAACCAGGTTCAGATACAAGCAACTTAGTAAAGCAACTTTCAGATTTAATGAAATTGGCAGGAGTTGATCCTAAAGAAACAAAAACAGCAGTTGTTGGAAAAAGCAAAGAAACCTTTTCTAATTTTATAAGAATTATTGAAGAAACAGAACCAGCAGAATATTATAAAGATAAAAATTTATTTAAAGATTTTGATAATTTAAACTTTTATTTTAAAAAATATGTTACTAGACCATTAGGAAATTTTCTTAGGGTTACAAGAGATTTTGATGTATCAGAAATCGAAGATGATAATGATGATTTCGATGTATTAGATCAGGCAATTGATGAATAGGAGAATTTATTATGCCAACTTCTCATAGACCATATCAAAATGAAAGAATAAAAAACAGAAATAGTAAAGATATTTTTAAAAGACAAAAGTCTTTTGTTACTCAAGAAGTTCTAGAAGAAGAACGAAAAGAAAAATTAAAAAAATGGATTACTTTTTTTAGAAGAAATCCCCATAGATTTATTATGGATTATTTTGGAATTCATTTACATGTTTATCAAATATTAATTATATGGGTTCTTCAAAGAAGTAGTTTAGCTTATATTGTTGCTAGTCGTGCTTCTGCTAAAACATGGATTATTGCTGTTTGGTCTTGTGCTTTGGCTGTTTTATATCCCGGTATGAAAATAATTGTTTGTGCTAAAACCTTAAAACAAGGCGGAATTATAATTTCTGAAAAGATTATGCAACTTAGAAAAGAGCATCCTAATCTTGAAAGAGAAATTGAAAGCATGACATCTAATCCAAATACATATGAATGTATTTTTCATAATGGATCAACAATAAGGGTTGTTCCTAGTTCAGAATCAGCCAGAGGTAATCGTGCTAACTATATTATTGTAGAAGAAAGTCGTCTTGTTCCAAAAGAAATTTTAGAAGGGGTTATTAAACCGTTTTTAGAAACACGTAATCCTCCTTATAAGAACAATTCTCAATACGCTAATGATAAAAGGCTTCAAGAAGAAGGAACTATATCATATATTACATCTTCTTGGTATACAATGGAATATTGGTATACTTATGTTCAAACGTGTATTAAAAGAATGAATTCTGGTGATGAAACAGCAAACTTCTTGGCATTTGATTATTTAATTTCTTTACATCATGGTATCAAAACAAAATCTATGCTTAAGAATGAAATGGAAGATGCTGATCCGTTGACTGTTCAAATGGAGTATTTAAATATCCCAAGCGGATCTAGCGGGAAAAGTTATTTTAAATCTACTTTATTTAAAAGAAATATAAAACAGGCTTTTTATCCTCAAAAAGAAGATAATTTTAATACTAAAAAAAATTCTTATGGATTACCAAAAACAACAGGCGAATTACGGTTTGTAAGTTGTGATATTGCAACAAGAGCAAATAAAGCAAATGATAATTCTATTATTGAATGTGTCAGGGCTTTACCTTTAATTGGTGTTGGTTATCGAAGACAACTTGTTTATGCAGAATCCCATAAAGGATCTCATGCAGGAGAACAGGCTAAAAGATTAAAAAGAGTATTCTATGATTTTGAAGCTGATTATTTAGTTTTAGATGTTCAATCGGCAGGTATTGGTATTTTTGATTTTCTCAGTGAAGAAACTATTGATGAGGAAAGAGGAATTGTTTATCCTGCAATGACGGTTGTAGATGAATATTTTGATATTATAAAACAAGATGCTAGAGAAGATCTTAGAAAAAATCATACTAGAGGACTAGAAGCAAAACCTATAATATTTCCAATTACTGCTAGTCAAGCATTAAATAGTGATATTGCTGTTTCTTTCAGATCTTTACTTCAAAGAAGAATGTGGGAATTTTTGATTCCTGAATCTGAAGGTGAAGAATACTTATTAAAAAAGAATAAAGAATTTCTTTCTGATCCCGATGATTCATATCTTAGAGGATTTTTCTTAAATCCGTATGTTCAAACAGGTCTATTGATTGGAGAATGTATTAATTTAGATATGAAACCCGTTAATGGATTAATTAAATTGGTTGAAAAACCTGGTTCATATAAAGATAGATATTCGACAATATCTTATGTAAACTATGTCATATCAAAAGAATTTGATATTGAATTAGTTAAACAAAAAAATGATAAAGATGATTTAGAGGCTATGGTTGCACTTAGCTATTGGTAAAATAAAATTAAAAAGAAAGGAGGGCTATGGCTGAAGAAAATAAAAATGATGAAGTCTTACTTTCAAAAGAAGAGGTTTTTGATGTAATAAAATTTGCTCAAGCAATGTATAATTCTAGTTATAATTTATTAACTCCAGATTTATTGAATCAGAGAATAAAAGAAATTTCTTTTAATCCTCTTTCTCCAACTGAAAGAAATATTACGGATGCTTTAGGTAATGCAAAAAATTCAGAAGAACAATTAAGAGAATATATTGAATTTTTTGAAATAATGTCTATGCCCTTGAAAAGAATATTTTCATATATGGCAAGTCATTTGGCGTTTGATTTACAGTATACTGTAAAAAATGAAATGAAGGATGAAGAGTATAATAGTAAAAATTTTATAAAAGATAAAAATATTTTATATGAATATTTTGATAAATTTGATTATAGATCATTTTTTAGAAATATTTCAAAACAACTATTAAGGAATGAAGTATGTGTTGTTGTTCCAAGAGAAGATAAAGAAACAATTGTTTTACAAGAACTTCCTTTATCGTATTGTAAAATTACAGCAAGAGGACGAAGAGCGCCTTTAATATCTTTTAATTTTTATTATTTTTTGCAGCCTGGAGTTGATATAAATTTATATCCAAATTTCTTTAAAAAGAAATATGCAGAATTATTTAGTGGTGAAAAAACAATTCAAAATTATAATCCGTCTCTTCCTCCTGAATTAAGGGGTATTTCTGAATATAATTTTTGGGTTGATTTGCCTCCATCTGAAGGTTGGGTATTTAAATTAGATACATCTTTGATGACTGCAATTCCGTATTTTTCTGCTATGTTGCCTTTACTTATTAATGATCAAACTATGATTGCTTTGCAAAAAAACATCAATATGGCTTCTGCTGCAAAAATATTGTTTGGTGAAGTTCCAATGAGGAAAGATGATAAAGGTGCTTCTGTAGCAGATATGGTGGCTTTGACTCCTGTTCAACTAGGACAATTTATGGCTTTAGCTAAATCCGCTGTTGGAGAAGCTATTAAAGTTTCTGCTGCTCCATTAGAAAATATGCAAGCATTTGCTTTTGAAGGTGATACAGATGTTTTGAGTAAGTGGATTCAAACTTCAATGTCTATGTCTGGAATGGACACAGCATTGATCTATTCCATGCAAACAAAAGCAAATTTAGTAGATTCTCAATTATCGTTTGAGTCTGATTCTAAAATAATGGAACAACAGTTATATCCTCAATTCACTGCTTTTCTTGATTATTGGGTTAATATAAGAACAAATAAATATAAATATAGATTTCGATTAGAAGGTAATGATTATTATTTAAATAGAACTCAAAGATACGATAGAGCCATGGGGATGGCAGATAAAGGAATAGTTCTTCCGCAATTAATTTCTAGTGCGATAGGTCTTTTGCCTCAAGAATTTGAAAGAATGCTTCAAGAATCTAGGGGAACTGGTTTTGCTGATAAACTTACTCCGATTATTTCTGGTTTTCAAATGAGTGGAAAAGATGCTGATAAAGGTGGCAGACCAAAATCATCGGAGAGTGAATTAGGAGAAGCTGGTGCTCAAACAAGAGAAACAGGTTCAAATGAGGCAAAAAAATTAAAATGAAAATATAACGAATGCTTTTTTGAACAAAGTATTTGGCTTCCGTATTTTCAAATATATAAACAATAAATGGAGGAAATAAATTATTATGATTACTGCAACACAAAAAGCAAAAATTAATAAAATGAATCGTGCTTCACAGGACGTAAGTTTAGGAACATTGGTTCAAGGGTTTCAAGGTTCATCTGTTACAACTGTTACTGCTGCTCAAGCAAGTGCTTCAAGTGTCGCTATTGCCACAGGGTTAACTTCTGTTACTGGATTTATTTTTCAGCAATACCGTTCTGGATCTTTAATTCCTAACTTAAGTGGATCTCAGTTATATACTTCAAATGCTTCAGGAACAGTTACAATTTCAAGTCCTGCTGCTAATGTAATTCAAACAGGCGATATTATTCAGTTGGTTACCTTCCAATAAAACACATATTTTATTTAATTCTTTAGAAAGGAGGTAAAGTAGAATGGATATGAAATTAATTAGTGATAACTTAGTTGATTCTTTATTAGC